GCTGGCGATCCGCGACGCGACAGACGACTTCGACTGCAAGGTCGACGGCTGCGAACGCGCTGCGCGAAGCAACCGGGGAAGGCACGCCTACCTCTGCGACACGCACGCACGCAGCGCAGCGCCCGTTGCCGCGCCGCCCCTGTCGCCGCTGACGTCGTTCGAGGCGAAAGCGAAGTCGCTCGTCAAGGTCGGACGTGACCTCGACAAAGCGATCGCGGGGTACAAGCCCGCGAAGAGCAGACTCGACGACGCGATGCGCGCATGGCGCGACGCCGTCGCGAAGGTATCCGGTGGAGACACCCAGTAGGTACCCGCACCGCGAGCGCTTCGAGGGCATCCCCGACGATGTGCGCGCGAGACTCGCCGCGCGCGGCATCGACCCAGACAAGTCACTCCAGGGACTGCTGAACGAGATTCGCACCGGACAGCGTTTCGGGCAGCTGCTCGCGGCCGTCAGGGAACCCCAGGAGGAGGCTGACTGATGGCACGCCCGACGAAACTGACGGCCGAGATCATCGTCTTGCTTTGCGAGCAGCTCCGGAAAGGCAAAACGAAACGCGCCGCGTCCGGACACGTCGGCGTCCACCGCGACACGCTGAAGGAGTGGGAGAACCGCGGCCGCCAAGCACGCGGGAAACACCTCGAAGGCGGCGCCCTCAACGACGCGGAAGAGCTCTACCTCGAGCTGCTGCTCGAGTCCGAGCTCGCGCTCGCGCAGGGCGAGTCGTGGCTGATCGACATGATCCTCGACGCCGCCGGCGGCGAGAAGTCGCACCTGAAGAAGTGGCAGGCCTACATGACGCTCCTCGAGCGCACCCGCCCTGACGACTGGCGGCGCCGCTCGTCCGCCGAGTACGTCGAGCGCGACAAGACGCCGGCCGCACGCCTGAACGTGTCGAAGCTGAACCTCGAGGAGCGCGAGTCGCTCCGCGAGCTCCTGAAGAAGGCGTCCGGTGGAGAGTGACCGTGACGGCCGCGACGATGTCCTCGGAGGCCTCGACGAGCACGCGCGCGCAGACCTGATCGCCGAACTCGACGCCGCCGACGAGCGTGAGCTCCGCGGCGAGGAGCTCCGCGAGGAAGCCGAGCGGCTGAAGGGCAGCTTGCGTGACTTCACCGTCGCCGCCTGGCCCGTCCTCGAACCCGCCACCGCGTTCAAGCCGAACTGGCACATCGACGCGGTCGTCGACCACCTCGAGGCTTGCGCGCGCCGTGAGATCCGCAAGCTGATCATCAACATCCCGCCGAGGCACATGAAGTCGCTGAACGTGTCGGTGCTCTGGCCGGTCTGGTGGTGGACGTTCGACCCGACCGTCCGGTTCCTGACGGCGTCGTACGGTGAGAAGCTCGCGACACGGGATGCGTTGAAGTCGCGCCGGCTGATCCAGTCGGCGTGGTTCCGCGCACGCTACGCCGACGTGTTCTCTCTCACCTCGGACCAGAACCAGAAGGCCCGCTACGAGAACAACATGACCGGGTATCGGCTCGGCACGTCCGTCGGTGGCACCGGCACGGGTGAGGGCGGCGACGTGATCCTGATCGACGACCCGCACAAGGCCGACGAGGTCGAGTCCGACACCGAACGCCAGAACGTTCTGGAGTGGCACGACGGGACGATCTCGACACGCTTCAACGACCCCGAACGTGGCGTCGAGGTCGTCGTGATGCAGAGATTGCATGAGCAGGATCTGGTCGGGCATCTGTTGGAGTTCGGCGGCTGGACGCATCTGTGTTTGCCCGCGGAGTACGAGCCCTCCCATCCGTTCGTCTGGCCTGACGACCCCCGCTCGGAGCCGGGCGAGTTGCTCTGGCCAGACCACTTCAGCCGCGAAGCCCTCGACGACCTCAAGGTCACGCTGGGCTCCTACCGTGCGGCCGGGCAGCTGCAGCAGCGCCCATCACCGGCCGAGGGTGGCGTGCTGAAGCGCGCATGGTGGCGCTACTTCCCGCCGGCATGGCTTGATCTGTGGGAGGGCCCGGAGCTCGTTGGGCTGATGACGTCGTGGGACACCACGATGAAGGAGAAGACCTCGTCGGACTACGCGGTCGGCACCTACTGGGGAGCGACGGGCGCGAACAGGTATCTCCTCGGACGATGGCGTGACCGGGCGGGCCTGACGGAGACCAAGCGCGCGCTGCGCGCCGCCGCCGACCATCTCGAACGCACCCACCCGAACCTTCCGTTGACGCATGTCGTCGAGAACGCAGCGAACGGCCCCGAGGTCGTCGCCGAGCTCCGCGACATCGTGCAGGGGCTGACGTTGAACAGTTCCCGCACCGACAAGATGGCGCGTGCGCAGGCGTGCACGCCGCAGCTCGAGGCGGGCAACGTGTTCGTCCCCGGCTTCGCGCTCCCTGACGGGTCAGGACCGGATCCCGCGAGAACGCCGGCGTGGGTGATGGAGCTTGTGGAGGAGTGCGCGCAGTTCCCGACCGGCACGAACGACGACCAGGTCGACTCGGTCACGCAGGCGCTGCTGAAGATGCGCGGCACGTATCTGCGGACGCCGGTCAGGCCGCGCGACGACGAGCCGCGCACGCAGACGGCGGGTGTCCGCGCGATGACGTTCTAGGCGAGAGGGGAGCCCACGGTGAAGATCGGACCGTTCGAGCTCGTCCGCGCCACAGCCGCAGCACCGACTCCCTCGACCGTGAAGGAGCAGGGCGCTTCCGGGACGGTCAACCAGTCGGGGTTCCTGGTCGATGACGAGTACAACTCTGACCTCGTCGGGAAGCGCGGCCTCACCGCGTTCCGTCGCATGATCGACTCCGATGGCGCCACGCGGGAAGCGTGGATGCACATCAAGGCGCCGTTGCTGAACGCCGACTGGGGCATCGACCCGGCATCCGACGATCCGCTTCATCTGGAGCAGGCCGAACTGGTCCGCCGTGCGCTGTTCGAGTTCCCCGCGCAGTCGCTACGGCAGGTGTTCCCGACGATGCTGAAGTACCTGACGCAGGGCTTCCAGATCTACGAGCTCCCCGAGAAGATCGTCGAGTGCGAGCTGTCATGGGAAGACCCGAACACGAACGCACAGACCGTGGCGCCGGCACGTCAGTTCGTCGTGTGGGAGCACTTCGCGCACCGCAAGCCGGAGACGATCTGGAAGTGGAACGCGAAGGGCGGCGCGCTCGTCGATGTCGAGCAGCTCGCCTACAAGGACGGCGACTGGGGCAGCTGGACGATCCCGGCCGAGCAGATCCTGCTGCTCGTCAACGACCGCGAGGGCGACGACTTCACCGGCCAGTCGATCCTCCGTGCCGCCTACAAAGCCTGGTACCTGAAGGAGCTCGTCGAGAAGATCAACGCGATCGCGATCGAGCGGCACGGCGTCGGCATCAACGTGATCTACGTGCCGAAGTCCGACGCGAACGATCAGGCTCTGATCGACCGGCTCGAGCAGATGCTCCAGGACCTCGCCGCCGGCGAGCGACCCTACCTCGTGATGCCCGGCCCGAAGGGGCTGGCGTCCGGTACCGACGCGGAGGGCGGCTTCTTCTTCGAGGTCGTCACCCCGGGATCTGCCGCGGCCGACAACACCACGTTCCTGACGTATCTCCGCGGCGAGATCAAAGGCTCGATGCTGGTCAGGTTCTCCGAGCTCGGCCATGGCGTCACGGGCGCTCGTGCCGTCGGGGATGTGCAGGCAAAGGTTTGGTACGACGTCCTGCATGGTGTCGTGGCGCATATCGCCGACACGTTCCGGCCGACGATCCGCAGGCTCCTCGAGAAGAACTATTCGCAGGTCGACGAGCTTCCGTCTTTGGTGGCCCGCAACATCGACGCGCGCTCGATGGCGGAGTTCGCTGACTCTGTCGCGAAGCTGTCTTTGGCGAAGATGATTCTGCCGGACAGGGCGGCGCGTGCGACCGCGCGCGAAGCGGTCGGGATGCCCGACGAGGACGAGGATGCGTTGGTGCAGGCGGCGGAGATCGACCAGATGGGGCAGCCGAAGACGGAGCCGTTGACTCCGGTCGGTGATCCCGGCGCTGTCCAGGATCCCGCGACGGCGATGCCCTAGCGATGCCCGTCATCAACGGAGAGTTCATCCCGCGTACCGCCCTCACGCCCGCCGAGCTCCACGTCGATTGGGTCCGCCACAACAACGAGATCGTCAACCGCCGCCGCCTCGTCGAGCAGTCCGCCCTCCCGCGGGCCCGCGCGCTCGCCGACGCAGCGATCCTCCTCGGCGTCTACCGAAACCAAGCCGCCGCGCTCACAGACACCCTCGCGCTGGCGCTCGACCGGACAGCACGGTTCGGATACCGGCAAGCCCAACACGAGATCGCCCAGCTGCGACTCGCGCACCCCGTCGTCGCCGCTGCGAACCCTCCGGCCCCCTCACGGCTCGCCGACATCGTCCGTGGCGGCCTCGCAGGCGTCGCGCTCTACGTCCGCCAGGAAGCGCTGCTGCTGACCGAGGCGATCATCGAGAAGGTGCTCGCGGCGCTCCGATCCGAGAAGGACGCAACGCTCGCTCTCCTCACCGCCCGCCAGAACGCCGAGAAACGCCTCCACCTGGGTGTCCTCGACCTCGTCGGCACCACCCTCAACCTCGGCCGCACCGCCGGCGCGACGGTGCTCGACATGCCACCCGTTTTCGCTCTGCGTTCCGAGCAGCTCGACACGAACACCTGCGTCCCCTGCGAAACGCTGCATGGCAGCATCGTCCAGTTCGGCAGCGCCGAGTATTTCTCGAAGATGCCGCCGCTCGGTTGCCTCGGCGGCGGTAGGTGCCGTGGGCTCTACGTGTTTGCGGACGGCCCCCGCCAGATGCGCGCCCCTGAACTCGTCGCGGCATGAAGCGCACCAGACCGTTGCGGATGGTCACGGTCATGTACCGGCGCCGCACCGGCCGAATGATGCTCGCGCTGACAGTGGTCGTCCCTGACGGCGACGATTGGCAGAAACGAGCGCGCACCGTCGCGCACATCGTCGGCGAACTCCACTTCCACATCTACGACCTCGAAGGAGACCGCGATGGCTGACGGCCACAAGACGAAGGTGAAGGAGTCCGACGACCCCGACTTCGAGAACCTCTATGGGGCGGCGTGGGATGCGTCATGTTCCTGCGGCTGGTCGGAGCGGCGATCATCGGAGAAGCTCGCGAAGCAGTCCTGCGCCGAGCATCTCGCGAGCCTCACCGAGGAGCAGTAGACGATGAGCGCAGCGCTGATCGTCTGCTCCGACACCGGCGCCGTCATCAGCGCCGACAGCCGCTCCTGGGTCGAAGTCCTCGTCACCACCAACGGCGAGATCGTCCAGAACCACAAGAAGTTCATCCTCACCAGGGCCGACCTCGAGACGTGCGCAGCGCAGATCCGCGCTGGCGGCGACAAGCTCCCTCTCGACTACGACCACTCCTACGTCGAGAACGGCAACACCGTCGCGTCGGGCTGGTTCACCGGCGAAGCGACCGTCCTCGCGAAGGGCGAGCTGCGCGCCAACGGCACCACAGCGACCGAGGACGAGCTGTGGGCGGAGGTCGAGTGGACACCGCAGGCCGCGGCCGACATCAAGGCGAAGCGGTACCGGTTCATAAGCGCCGAGTTCCGGTTTGCGGAGCAGGTGAAGGGCGTCGCGCGGAAGGTGAAGGAGTTCGTCGCCGCGACGCTCACGAACCGGCCGTTCTTCGGGCGCATGGAGGCCGTCACGCTGTCGCGCGTGACCACGTCGGTTGTGTGGGACACGACCGCGGGCTACCAGCACATCCGCGAGAAGCTCGCCGCCGCCCTGAACCCTCCCGACGCTACCGACGGCGACACGAACTGGCGCTACTGGGTCTGCGACATCGACATCACCGGCCTCAAGGCCCTCGTCGAGGACAGCCAGGAGGCAACGACCTACGTCGTGCCGTTCACGCTCGACGCCGATGGGGAGCCTGTCCCCTCGGGCGAGGGCGACTGGGTCGCGGCGGAGCAGCAATGGGTTTCGGCAGCGAAGGCTGCTGAGAGTGCGTACACCGGCCGCGAGGCCACAACCGAAGGAGCCGAAATGGACACAACTGTCCTGGCGAAGTCACTCGGCCTCGCAGACGATGCGACCGAGGAGCAGATCAGCGCCGCGATCACCGCGACGGCCGAGAAGGCTGCGAAGGCCGACAAGGCCGCCGCCGAGCTCGAGACGCTCAAGGCCACGAAGGAAGGCGAGAAGTCCGAGGTCGAGACGCTCCGTGAGGAGCTCGCGACGGAACGGACGAAGAGGATCACGAACGAACGCGACGAGATCCTCGCGGCCGCCGTCGCCGACGGCAAGATCGTCCCGGCCGAGAAGGAGACGCTCGTCGAAGCATTCGGCGACAACGTCGAGAGCCTGCGCAAGGTCCTCGACGCCCGTCCGAAGAACACCACGCTCGCCCGTGAGCGCGGCGGCGCGGGCGACGGTGGAGACGGCGACGTCGAGACCGCAGCCGAGCGCGACAAGTTCGAGAGCGAGGACCCGGTCGACGAGGAGTCCCTGAGCCTCCACGCCAAGGCCCTGAAGATCATCGGCAAGAAGAAGTACGACGAGGACGAATACCTCGACGCTCTCGCACAGGCAGAGCGCGAGACGGTCACGGCCTAGCCGCCGACGCACCACCCGCATGACGGAGCCCGCCAGCCACCCGTTCTGAAACGAAGGAGCAACGATGGCTCACATCACCGAGGGGTTCCGTCTCCCTCTGAAGGCGGCGTCGGCGATCGCCCAGTACGTGCCCGTCACGCCCGTCCCTGCCGGCTCGTCTCTCAGTGAGACGGTCTACCGTGCCGGCTCAATCAACGACATGCCGCTCGGCTTCACGACCGCCACGGTCGGCACCTACGGCCAGGAGGTCTCCGTCCAGGTCAACGGTGTCACGAAGGGCATCGCCGGCGCCTCGCTTGGCGCCGGTGCTCTCCTGATGGTCGGCTCAACCAACGGGATCCTGATCCCGATGGCCCCGTCCGCCGCCGCGACCGCGATGGCGCTCCGCTGGACCGTCGGCGTCGCACTCCGCAACGCCGCCGCCGCCGACATCTTCGCGGTCTACATCAGGGCCGAACAGATCGTCTAGCACGGCCCCCGCATCTCCCAGGAGCCCGCCATATCAACCGGCGGCCCCTGCCGCCCGTTCCTGAGGAGAATCCATGCCCGGACAGCCTGTAGGGGCCGTACATGTCAACGTCCCCCTGTCAAATCTCGCGCGGCTCTACCGGCCGCTCGACTCCGGCTTCATCGCGGACGAGGTCGCACCGTACCTCGACGTCGTCCACGAGTCGGACCTGTACTACACGTTCACGCAGGGCGACTTCTACGGCACCGACGTCACCGACCTGACGCCGGACCGCACGGAGCCGCGCGCGATCGAGTTCTCCCACTCAACGGCGCAGTACCGCTGCGCGCGCCGCGAGCTCGCGTGGGACATCTCCGACCGTGAACGCGGAAACGCCGACAACCAGCTCCGCCTCGAGCGGAACAAGCAGGTCGGCACCCTCGGCCGCCTCGGACTGTTGCGCGAGATGCGCGTCGAGGCGATCCTCCAGATCAACACCACGACGACCACGGTCGCCGGGGAGGCGATCGTCGGCGGACTCGACTCGGGGAACACCGCCGCGAAGACCGGGTTCTGGGACGGCGCCGCCGTCACCTACAACTCGATCTTCACCGACGTCGTCAAGGGCATCACGAAGATCCGCCAGACGATCGGGCTCCGCCCGAACGTGATCGTGATCCCGGCCGCCGTCGCGGAAGGTCTCCACAAGTCGCTGTTCTTCTCCGGGTTGCAGCAGTACACCCGCGGCGACGTCGCAGCCCAGCCGCTCTACGAGCAGTACCCGCTCCTGCCGCAGATCCTCTGGGGCCTGCGGGTGCTCGTGCCCGGCGTGATCAAGAACGCCGCCGTCGAGGGCCAGACCGAGTCGTACTCCGACATCTGGGGTGAGACGGTCCGGCTGCTCTACGTGCAGCCCGGCCCGGCGATCGAGACGCCCTCGTGCCTCTACACGTTCCGCTCCGAGCCGTTCAACACACGGCAGTCACGGGACGACAAGAAGCGCATCGACTGGTTCGCCGCAGGTCAGACGATCCAGGAGGCTGTCGTGGCGCCCTTCGCGGGATACACCATCACCGATTGTCTCACGTAGGTTAGCTTCTAAGCTCCCCGCGTCGTCTTACGGACTGTCTATACTGTCCTGGGATGGCGCGGGGAGTGAAGCTAGAACCGAAGAACTGCGAGGCGTGCGGTAGGTCTTTCGGCCCCGGGAAGGGAGAGGGCGGAGAGCGCTGGCGCCGCCGCCGCTATTGCTCGAACGCGTGCTATCAAACCGCCAATCGAGGCACGAACTGGAAGGTGCGCAAGGTCAGACAGTGCTTGGTCTGCGGTGACGACTTCCAGCGCGAGCGTGAGGATCACAACGTCGTGACGTGCCCGAAGCCAGAGTGCCGGGCTGCCTACCGGAAGGTCAGCGGCCAGCGGCGGTCGGAAACGATGCGTCAGCAGTACGCCTCAGGAGAACGTGAAGTAGCAGGCGCGCGTGAGCGTGCGCTGTGGCCTTTGCTCTCTCCACATGGATGGCAGTGGCGCCTCCGCTGGACGGATGCTGTCTCACCGTTCGAGTTGGACTTCGCGCTGATGGATCTCAAGCTGAACATCGAGATCGACGGCCCCGAGCATCAGGGCCAACCGCATTACCGCAAGCGCGACGCACGTCGTGACTCCGAGCTTGAGCGTCGCGGCTGGAAGATCCTCCGCATACCGAACGCAGATGTAGATGAGTCTCCCGAGCGCGTCGCTGAGCGCGTGCTCGCGTGGGCTGACTCTCACCGCTAGTCCAAGCCCCGCCTGGCTTCGCCTCTCCGCTCTCCCCCTGCCGGGGTGAGGGCTGTGGGTGTCCTGTTGGCGCTTTGTCCAGGCGGGCTCCCGTCGGCCGGCCACCCACAGCCGTCATCCCGTTCCCACTTCAACTCATAGGAGTCCGCCTGATGCACGCTCACGTTGAGCACAACTGGCAAGGCCGTACCGTCGATGCCTGGCTCTGGCTCGATGAAACGCACTACCTGCAGTTCGGTGAGGCGACGATCGTCACGATCGACCGCCACGCGGAGCAGGCAGAGCCGTCGCTACGGATCAACGAGCGCGCGTTCGAGGCGCTCATGCGTGAGGCCGAAGGCGTCGTACCTGCCGGTACCGGCACGACCGAGGCGTTGCGCGACACACGCGTCGTACGCGACCGGCTCCTGACGCTCGTCGAGCAGCTGACGGTGAAGGCATGACCGTGCCGAAGATCGCTGCGTGTCTGATCGTGAAGGACGCTGCCGAGACGCTCGAGCAGTGTTTGGAGAGCATTCGGCCGTTCGTGGATGGCGTGTTCGTCTACGACACCGGCTCCACAGATGACACCGTTGCGTTGCTCGAGCGCCTGAATGAGCGGCGCATGTACGCGCGCCAGTCGGACGGGATGGTCGTCGAGCCTGACGATGCCCGGCCGAAGCAGCTTGAGAAGGCCGGGATCGTGGAGGTGCCGCTCGCGCCGATCACCGTCGAGCAGGGCGAGTGGCGTGACGACTTCAGCTGGGCGCGCGAGCAGTCGTTCGCGATGCCCGACGACTCATACGACTGGCTTCTCTGGCTCGACGACGACGACGTGATTCGTGGTGCGCAGAACCTCCGCATGCTCGCCGCCGGCGCACATGACGACTGCAACGGTTTCGTCGTCCAATATGACTACGCACGCGACGAGCACGGAAACTGCCTCTGCGTGCTCTGGCGGGAACGCCTGATTCGTCGCAGCGTCGGCTTCCGTTGGGAAGGACCGGTCCACGAGGTTCTGGTGCCGCCGGCGAACGTGAACGCGGCGTTTGTGATGGTGCCGCCGACCGTCGTCAGCTACTTCCACAACCGGCCTGCCGATCGCTACTCGCCCGAGCGGAACCTCGACATCCTCCGCGTCCAGGAGCGCGAGGCGGCGGCGAAGGGTGAGCCGCTGTCGCCCAGGCTCCTCGCGTATCTCGGCACGGAGCTGATGTCGCGTGGCCGCTTCGACGAGGCTGCCGTGTATCTGCAGCGCTATCTCGAGACACCGGATGCGGCGTGGTCGGATGAGCGGATGCAGGTCGCGCACAAGCTCGCGATCTGCGCGCGCGCGTTGGGTAACCCGCGTGCGTCGGTCGAGATCGAGATGCAGGCTTTGCGTGAGCGTGACGACTGGGCCGAGACGTATGTCGGTTTGGCGGAGTCGTTCGCGCAGCTCGAGCGCTGGGATCGCGTCGCTCGGTGGGCGCTCCGGGCGATCGAGCTCGGTGCGCCACAGACGCCTCTGATCGTGAACCCGCTTGAGTTCTCGTTGATGCCGATGCTGCGCCTCTCCGAGGCGGCCGCCCGGTCAGGGCAGTGGGCCGAGTCGGAGCAGTGGCTAGCGAAGGCCGCTCTGGCAGCACCGGGACAGCCGATCGTCGCGGAGCGTGCCGCGGTGCTGCAGCAGATGCGGCTGGAGGGCGAGACCGTCGAGAGCCTGCTGAAGCTCCGCGAGCTGCTCGTCCGCTTCGACGAGAACGAGAAGGCCTACCGGCTGATGGAGCACGCCGTCCCGTATCTCGTGAACGAGCATCCCGCGGTGATCCAGGCGCGGGCGGACCAGCGCGAAATGGTGAAGCACCTCACGCACCCCGAGGAGTACCGGCGCTGGTATGAGGACGAGCCGAAAGAGTCGTCGCTGACCGACGAGCACATCGACCAGGTCGGCGAGTGGTTCGGCCGTGTCGGCGGTCTGCTCGCGGGGTTGCAGGATCAGGAAGTGACGCTGGGGCGGAAGCCTCTGCTTCTCGACCTCGGCTGTAACGACTGGTGGATGGGCGAGTTCTTCGCCCGGCACGGCATCCGCTGTGACGGCGTCGAGCTGAACAAGCGCAGCTACGATCTCGCGCTCGAACGGATCGAACGCTTCGACCGCGACGTCACCGTCACCCAGGGCGACCTGCACAACGCAGTCAGCCTCCTCGACGCCGCCGACCCGTCAACCAGCCATGAAGGCCTGTACGACGCGGTCTCGCTCTTCGAGGTCTTCGAGCACGTCCCCGACATTGAGGCCACCTTGGACGTCATGGAGTCACTTCTTGCGCCAGGTGGTCACATCTATATCTCGACGCCGAACGGGGCGTTCGAGCGCGGCAACATCCAGAACTGGGCCGACGTCGTCCGCAAGGGCCACCTCCGCGCCATCCCGCTCCATGCGCTCGCGGAGATCATCCTCCGCCGCGGCGACATCGAGCAACTCGAAGAGACAAACGGCGACCGCGTCGGGTTCGTCGCCTACACCCCGAAGCAGAAGAAGGGGTCAGTCAACTTCTACGCCGGCCAGTCGTGGGAACCATGGTCGGCGACGTCGTTGAAGGACGGCGGGATCGGCGGCTCCGAGACCGCGCTCGTGCAGGTCGCGACGCGGATGGCGAACGACGGCTGGCTCGTGAAGGTCTACTCCGGTGCAGAGCCTGGTTTGCTCGGCGGCGTTCTCTATCGGCCGTTCTCCGCCTTCGACCCCACAGAGGTCGTCGATCTTCTCGTCGTGTCACGGATGCCGCATATCTTCGACAACCCGATCGGCGCGAAGAAGACCGCGCTCTGGTGCCACGACCACAGCTACGACAACCTCACCGCCGCACGCTGCTCGAAGATCGACCACCTCATCGTTCTCTCGGACTGGCAGCGCGACAGGTTCGCGCGGCTGTACCCGTGGTGCGAGGACAGGCTGACGATCATCCGGAACGGCATCAGCTTGCGCGACTGGTTCGGCGTCGACAACTATCCGATGGCGTCGAGGTCGTTCAAGAAGCGCAAGCCGCGCCTGATCTACAGCTCGTCCGCTGACCGTGGCCTCGACGTCCTCCTGGAGCTGTGGCCGCGGATCCGTGAGCAGGTTCCGAAGGCGGAGCTGCATGCGTTCTACGGGTTCGAGACGTTGGATCGTGTCGCACAGGTCAACCCGGGTCTGGCTGCGTACAAGGCGGCTTTGCTCGGGAAGGTGCAGGAGCTCGGCGGCGAGGACGGCGGGGTCTTCCTTCGCGGTCGTATCGGGCAGGCGGTGCTCGCCGACGAGATGCAGCAGGCCCGTGTGCTCGCCTACCCCACGATGTTCCTCGAGACGTCCTGTATTACGGCGATGGAGGCGCGCGCTGCCGGGTTGGCGATCGTCACTTCCGACCTGGGCGCTCTGTCTGAGACGGTCGGCGACCATGGCGTGTTGCTCGACTGGGCCGACGACGAGACCGTGCCGCACAACCGCACGGCTGACTACCAGGACGCGTTCGTTGCCGCGGTCGTCGCGCGTCTGACGCAGGCGAACCTGTGGGAGATCTGGCATCGCGCCGCGCTTGCAGGTCGTGACGAGCTGGACTGGTCGGAGCGGATCCCGCAATGGGAAGCGCTCGCCGACACCCACGTGCTGCACGCAGAGATCGCTGCCTAGCCAAAGGGAGGGTTGCTGATGGCCGCTCACGCTCCCGCTCAGAAGTTCACGTCCGGTACGGGTGTCCCCTCGAACGCGGTGGGTGCGTCCGGTGACTGGTATTTGGATTCGGCTGCGCAGTCGTGGTATCAGAAGGTTGGGGCGGCGTGGGCTGTGAAG